CGTTGACGGGTGGCTGCCATGTCATTGCAAACCCGGCTGCTGGCGCTGTGCCAATCGGTGGCCAGCCAACTGCGCACGCGCATCAGCGCCAGCCATGCCGGCGTGGCCAAGGCTTGGGTGTGCTTTGGGGTCAGTAGCAGCCAGGTGCAGGTTAAACGCAGCTTTCAGGTGCAGTCGGTCACGCGAATGGCCCGAGGACGCTACCGCCTCAACTTTGTCCCAGCACTGCCAACGGCTGACTACGGCTGGCACGCCCAGGTGCGCGACGGCCTTGACCGCTATGGCTACCCGCAGATGTTGCAGGTCACCGCACGCACCACGCAGGACAGCAAAACCGCACAGGTGCTCGACATCGCCTGTGTGGCCATCGATGGCAGTTTGCAGGACGCCACCGAAATCAATGTCGTGATCCATCACTGAATCCATCATGGCCTATACCGAACAACAACTGGCACAACTCGAAGAAGCACTGGCCAAAGGCGAGCGCCGCGTCACCTTTGCCGACAAGACCGTCGAATACCGCTCGGTCGATGAACTCAAGGCTGCGATTGCTGAAGTCAAACGCGGCCTGTTTGAGCAGGCTGCGGCCACAGGATTGACCACTGGTGCGCCGCGCCAGATCCGCGTGATCACCAGCAAGGGGTTTTGATGGGAGGCGCCTGGGCCACATGGCTGACCTCATGGTCTCCACGCTTGTTCCGAATGTGGAGCGGGAATGCCAATCCGCTGCACGAAGCCGCAGGCCGGGGCCGTCGCGCTTTTGGCTGGACACCGGGTAATCCAGGTGCAGTGGCGGCCCTACTGAACACCCATTCCGACCTGCGCAGCAAAAGCCGCGATCTGGTGCGGCGCAATGCCTGGGCCAATGCCGCGCTGGATGCCTTTGTTGCCAATGCGGTGGGCACCGGCATCAAGCCACAAAGCCTGTGCCCGGACGATGCGTTTCGCAAAGCGGTGCAAGCCTTGTGGCGTGACTGGACGGAAGAAGCCGATGCGGCTGGGCAAACCGATTTCTATGGTTTGCAGGCGCTTGCCTGCCGCGCCATGCTCGAAGCGGGTGAATGCCTGATCCGGCTGCGGCCACGGCGTCTGGAAGATGGTTTGACGGTACCGCTGCAAATCCAGTTGCTGGAATCGGAACATCTGCCGATCACCTTGAACCGGGATTTGGAAGGCGGAAACGTCATCCGCGCAGGCATTGAGTTTGATGCCTTGGGCCGCCGTGTGGCTTACCACCTGTATCGCGCGCATCCGGAAGATGGCCGACTGGCGCCGATGTCGGGCAGCGGTGCCGGGCAGAAATCGGGCAACGGCATTGACACCGTGCGCGTGCTTGCCGCCGAGGTGCTGCACCTCTACCGGGTGCTGCGCCCGGGCCAGATCCGGGGGGAACCCTGGCTGTCGCGCGCCCTGGTCAAGTTGCACGAACTCGACCAGTACGACGATGCTGAGCTGGTGCGCAAGAAGACGGCGGCCATGTTTGCGGGTTTTGTGACGCGTCAACACCCGGAAGACACCCTGATGGGTGAAGGTGCGCCCGACGCAGCGGGCGTGGCCTTGTCCGGCCTCGAGCCAGGCACTTTGCAGATTCTGGAGCCGGGCGAAGACATCAAGTTCTCCGATCCGGCGGATGTGGGCGGTTCTTACGGTGAGTTTTTGCGCACGCAGTTTCGGGCGGTCGCTGCTGCCATGGGCATCACCTATGAACAGTTGACGGGTGATCTGAGCGGGGTGAACTACTCCTCTATCCGGGCGGGCCTGCTGGAATTTCGCCGCCGCTGCGAAATGATCCAGCACAGCGTGCTGGTGCACCAGATGTGCCGGCCCGTGTGGGCGGCGTGGCTCAAACAGGCCGTACTGGCCGGGAGCATTTCTGCTTCGGGCTACCTCAAAGACGATTCCGCCAGCCGCCGCCACTACGGCCAGGCCAAGTGGATTCCACAGGGCTGGCAGTGGGTCGATCCGGAGAAAGAGTTCAAGGCCATGCTGCTGGCCATCCGCGCGGGACTGATGAGTCGCTCGGAAGCGATTGCCGCCTTTGGCTACGACGCCGAAGACGTGGATCGTGAGATTGCGGCGGACAACCAGCGCGCCGACGAACTCGGCCTGATCTTTGATTCCGATGCTCGCCAGACCAGCCGCGTAGGCAACCACCAGAGTGCAGCTGATGCGACATCGACTGCTGACAACGTTTCTTCTTCTACAACCCCATGAACCCTTTGCCCCATCTGGCGTCCCGTCTTTACGGGATGCCGCTGCTGATCCATCGCCACAAACTCGACACCATCCTATCGGTGCTGGGAGCACGCGTGGACTGGTCGGCCTCACCCGCCATGCTGGGTGCCACTGACTTCCAGCCCAAGGTGCGTGATCCCACGCCCGGTGCAGAGTCCGGCGTTGCCGTGATTCCGGTCTACGGCACGCTGGTGCGGCGCACCGTGGGTCTGGAAGCGGCCTCGGGCCTGACCAGCTACACCGCACTGGCGCAGCAACTGGCGGCAGCGGTGGCTGATCCCGCCGTGCGCGGCATTGTGCTGGACATCGACTCACCCGGCGGTGAGGCTGGTGGTGTATTCGATCTGGCGGATCAGATCCGGGTGGCCTGCCAGCGCAAGCCGGTGTGGGCCGTGGCCAATGACATGGCTTTCTCGGCGGCGTATGCGCTCGCGGCGGCTGCCCAACGCATTGTGCTGCCGCGCACGGGCGGAGTTGGCTCGGTCGGAGTGATTGCCCTGCATGTCGATCAGTCGGTCAAGGATGCGCGTGATGGCCTGCATTACCGCGCCATCACGGCGGGCGCCCACAAAAACGATCTGAGCCCGCATGCACCACTGTCCGGTGATGCCGAGGCCACCCTGCAGACAGAAGTCAACCGGCTTTACGACCTGTTTGCTCACAGCGTGGCGCTGCACCGCAATCTGTCGGTGGACGCCATCAAGGCCACGGAAGCAGGTTTGTTCTTTGGCAGTGACGCGGTTTCCCGCGGATTTGCTGATGCCGTGGGCACGTTGGATGACGCAATGGCCGAGATGGCTGCCTTGCTGCAAGGAGTGCCAATAGGCTCCACCGGGCCGCCGCGTGTATTGACGCAGCGGCCACCGCTGCTCTCCACCCCTTCCGCAGGCGCACCCAGGAACATTCCGGCCGCGCCTGTTTCTGTATCTGAAACCAACTCTCCAGGAATCGCGATGTCTGAACACAACCCTCAATCTGAAATGCCATCGGCTGCAGCAGTACCCGCGCAAGCGGCAACCAACGCAGCTGATCCTACGGCTTCAGCTGTGACTGCAGCGGCAGCGAGTTCGCCCAATCCCGCCCTCGAAATCGCCCAACTCTGCCAGCTGGCCGGGCGCACTGACCTGATCGCAGGTTTTCTGTGTGCAGGGGCCACGGTCGCCCAGGTGCGCAGTCAGCTTCTAGCCACACAAGCTGGCAGCAGTGCAGAAATCAGCAGCCACATCGCACCCGCAGCTTCATCTGCCGCAGGCAGTGCTGCCACTTCTGGTTCCAGCGGTTCTGCCGTTGTCCTGACCGGCCCCAACAACCCCGTGGTACAGGCGGCGCTTGCGCGTGCCGGTCGTCCCGCTTCCGCCTTTGCCCATCTGCCATCCATGTCCGGAGCCTTCCATGCCTGAAATCACCGAATCCCTCAATCTGGGCGATCTGCTCAAGTACGAAGCGCCCAATCTCTACTCGCGCGAGCGCGTCACCGTGCTGGCCGGCCAGCACCTGGTTCTGGGCACCGTGGTCGGCGTGGTGACGGCCACCGGCAAATGCCGCGCGCTCGATCCCGCTGCTACCGATGGCAGCCAGATCGCCGCCGGCGTGCTGCTGCAGAACTGCAATGCCAGTCTGGCGGAACGCGATGACGGCCTGATGGTGGCCCGTCACGCCATCGTGGCGCATCACGCGCTCATCTGGCCCAAAGACATCACCACCGAAGCGAAGGCTGCCGCCGTGGCCCAACTCAGGGCGCTGGGTGTGCTGGTGCGCCAGGCCGTTTAACCCCTACCGGAGTTTCTCCCATGCCCATGAATAACCCTTTTGCCAATCCCGCCTTCAACACGGCGGC